CTTCCTGTTCTTCGGTCCATTGACGCCCTAATCTAAACTCTTTATCCTCTTTCGCGTTTCTAGCCCAGGTATCTCGGCTTTGCGAATAAGTATTAAATATGTCTAAAGTTTCATCAACAAGAGTCTTTTCAGATGAATCATTTGAATTTGTAGTATTTAACATCCCCATAATATACGACTTATAATACCATCCAATCAATAACTTTTTTCACTATTGTTCTTTTATTATCAGTTTCTGACCAATTTTCTAGTCTACAGGGCTTAGCACCGTCTAATGCGGTCCATATAGCGTCCATGACATCATCGTGCTTACCCTTAGGATAGGATAAGAACTCTTGTTGTCCTGTCAAGTCCTGCGGCCTCCAGTAGAACTGACCTTTAGCAAACATAGGAACCATAGATAATAAGCGTTCAGATTTACGATTGCGAGGTTTTACACCCTTTTCAATCCCTGGTATATAAATCCCTTCCTCCTTTTGAATTTCTCTTACAGCAGTTCTCAAAGCTTCTTGATATCCTACTGTTTCGATTTTAACACGCCTAGGCTTGTATTTTTTATACATCTCCACTATTTTAGCGGGTTGCTTTTCAGGGGACAGTCTCTCCCTAAAGATATCTACGGCATACCTATTCCCCTCATAATCCATTCCTATAGCAGCTATAACAAAGAAATCCGCATGTGCTGCTAAAGAAGAGGCAGGGTCTACACCCATATAAACCTCTACTGGTATAATAGTTCTTTCTTCACCTACAGTCCTTGTCATGCAGGTCTGACCATCTATCATCTCAAAGTCATTATGATGCATCTTCATCCATTCTGGTTTAAATGGAGCTGAATCAGGACTCTGTGCTATATTCATGTATTCTTGATAAAATCCATTAATATTGCCTACAGATGACATATCATTCTTAATTTCTAATATTCGCTCTCTAGGGAACTTAGCCTCCCATAAAGGGACTTCATCTTCATCCCAAATAGAATACCACAGCACTTGCCATGATTTAGCCTCCTTTACCCAGTATAAAAAGCAATCTTCGGAGATAACAGTCCCTATCATTACTATCTTACCTTCATCAGATAAAGATGGCATAACAGCTTCTGTTATCCATTTCCTATTCTTTGTACGGGCCTCTGCAGTATACGCATTCAGCTCCGATTCAAAGTCATCCACTATAATAAGATTCGGTCGAGTATCCCCTTCGATAAAACCCCGAACACGCTGACCAGTTCCAACGGCGATAATTCTTGTGCCATTAGCTAGCACTATATCATTGTTGGTCCAACGTTTCGCAGTATTACCACTCATATCTCCGAATAATGCCTTAAATTTATGAGAATTAGTTAAATGATGTTTAATACGGCTAAGAAAGTTAATAGCCTGTTGTTGTGATTCAGATACTATTACTATGAATAAATCTTCATCACTTTTCTTAAAAGCCACTCTCCATAAAGGAAAGATAAGTGAAGTTGTGGTACTCTTAGCTGTACCTCGTGGGGCTGCTATAGCAACCTTCTTTTGCCTATCATTAGCTAAGGCTTTATATACTTCCCCATGAAAAGGGGGTATATCCTTATTTAATGCAGTAGGAAAACAATGTACGCCAAATAAAGCCATGTTCTCATAAAGTTTCTTATAAGCTTGCTTCTGGGCGTAAGCTTCTTCATAATCCATGTATATCGTCCTCTACCCGCCTATGTTTACGATAGTTTGCGTTCCTATCGGCTTTTTCCTTAAAATTATTCGACTTCTTCGTTATCTTCTTGTCGAGAGACTTCTTCCGACGATGATTCGTGTGGCTCATCTACTTCCTCATAAGTTGTTCTTGTGGCTGTAATAGCCTGTTCTTCTGTTCTTAATTCATCAATAAGGGATGTAGCACTATGTGACTCTAACTTATCAATAGTTTTGACAAGATGCTTGTCTTTCATCCCATGCATATCCTGTAGGTTCTCTACGGCACGCATTAGATTAGTAGTATCATTCTTATCTTTACACTTATCAATAGCTTCCTTTAATAAATCAAGGGTGTATTCTTCAGTTAATCCATGGTCTGTTAGTAGACCTTGAAGTTCCTTTTTAACCATAGTCTTAAATATCTCCGACTTCATGGTGCGTTTCCATTTTCTACGCTCCATATCGTTTACAGCACCCATAGCCCACTCTATAGCCAAATCATAATCTGGTTTAAGGGCAAACATAGTTGCTAGATTTTTCATTTTATCTTGTCCTGATTGGACCTCGATGTAACTCTTACCAGTAAAGGTTACATTAGTCTTTCGACCTCTTACATTTAATTGTTTAGATTTATACTTTGGACTAAAGAATGTATAGCCCCAAGGAAAGCGGAGGTATATGTTAATCCCACCTGACTTATGAGGATAGTTACGTTTTGAAATAACCTTAGCAACATACCCATCATCTGAAATAGCATAGTCCCCCGCATCAGCTTCCTTCCAATAAGAGTAATCAACCCCCTTTTGCTTAGCTTCCTCTTCCCCATACACAGAATATGTAGTGGGTCCTATGTCACCTTTATGGTGAATATCAATTGTATACATTGTTAGTTACTTAAAATCTCCACTTAGCGCCTACCGTGATATTGCCTGGGCTATACCCCACGCTGTAGCTAGAACTGTCATTAGGAGAATATTCAATCCTATCCATATTAACATCGAAATTATCCCCAAGCTTAGAGTTAGCATAAGCCCCAAGAAGGCCACTGGCCACCTCACCACCTTTAAGGTTCTTAATTGAATTTTGAAGGGAATTAAGCTCATCTTCTGCCATTTTCGGCAGCTGTGAGAACTTCATCTTCTGCATCTTCGGGTTCTGCATCACTTTGTACAACATCTCTAAATTCATCGCTCTCCTTGTGTTTGTGAGCTATATCACAATATTCTGGACAATTTGGTACTAATTCTTCATTGTACTCTTCAAATAGGTTCATAAATATAAAAATGGAGATAACTATAGAACCTTCCCATAGTATTTCTCCGAAAGACACTAGAACTCCTTAATCATTAATAGTTTGCTCTAGCTGTATTATAGTACTCGGGGTCATTTTGCTCGGTTTCTCCACGCCATTTAGGTATAAAGTCGTCGAATGAGCCATCAGTATCCTCATAAGTTCTAGTCATAAGCTTCTTAGCCACCTGGTCATACATAGCCTTGTCTGAGTCAGATGTTAAGTCACCAGTACCTCCATACTCATATCTAGCCTTAATATCATCCTCCGTTAGACCATCATAGGTAACAGAGCCATCTTCATTAGTCTCACCAAAATTCTTGTAGTCCCCAGCTCCATATTTTAGGAATTTACCAGCCTGGTCAGAGAATCTATTCATATAGTCTACTTCATTATTATCCCAGTCAATACCTGTGTTACCAAGGTTATCTAACTGGTACTGGACCATACTATCTTTACCGCCTGTCATTTGAACAGGGCCATAAGCAGAGCTTCCACCACCAGCTTTTGTACGTATCCAGGGGTCATAACCTTCAGAGCCTAAAGCCCCTCTATGTTCTGCATTCATTAGAGCATTATAAGTCTTATCAATATTATTAGGGTTATTTGTATTTCTTAGGGTGCTATCCATGCCTTCCATAGCCTGAGGAGATACTTCATTGACTAAAGCATCCTGTATTGCAGGCTCTGTGGATGTAACGCCATCCCAAGAATAAGGTGCATTCTCATAACTAGAGCCACTATAGTCTTGTGGGGCTGGAGTCCCTACGCTTTCACCAGCATAATACTCTTCTTCTGTCTGACTTTGTCCAATTGGCTGATTAGCAGCCGCTGCACCCCATATATTAGTCTCAGCACTACGGCTATCAGCTAAAGGTAGTCTACCATCGGTCATACCAAGTCTAGATGCCCAGTCTGTGGGCTGTGGAGTAGGTACATCCATCATTTTACTGCGGTTTACCTCATCTACTAGGGGGTCAGGAGCCTGTTCATCGGGTCTAGACCCTTGTCTCTCGTAGCTCCGCTCTAATTGCTCCTGCTCAGCTTGCCTATGTTTCCATCCACCCTGATAAGGGTCAAACATCTTACTATACTTATCAAATATACCCATAATACTCCTAATTTTATATTAAGGACAACA